TGTGGTTTGGATGTATCAAAGAAGATCATCCTGTTAGCAACACTTTCAATCTTAGTTCCGTCTTCCATCTTAGTATAACCATTACATGTATTCAAACATAGTAATGCACCTTTGTGAGGGTAATCATAGTCAGTATGTGTGAGATGCTCATATACTTGACTTGTAGCAGGAAAGCAATTAACTTTCATCCTAATGATATCGATGTTCGGGAATCCTTTCTGGAAATATTTCCACATTGGTTCATGTAAATATGAAACCATATCCTCATCTTGGTCAGTTAAGACTAGGTTATGTGTGAAGTAATGATTGTAAGTGACATCATCCTCATTAGTGTTGGGTAGTGACACATTCTTCATATGAAACCATGGAAAATTCCAACCTAGAATGAATTCAGCAAGTTCATTGAATTCATCAATTGGCAACCAATCATCATGTACTTGGAACATATGTTCACCAGGGTTGTAATTTATTTAGACCAGATTTAACTAGGTCATTTTCTATAATAACCTTAGTTTTCTCTGCAATATCATCCAAGATATTAACATCAAGACCTGCGAATGGTGGAATGATACCAAGTATGCGAAGTAATCCATCTACAAATAGTGCGAGTGCTGTGAAACCAAGTATCATACTAATGATTGTTGCTTCTCTATTATGCTTTGCCATCGATGCTTCGTCAATGGCACGTGCTTCTTCTACAGCAGCACGGATCAAAAGATCTACTTCTTCTTTGGTATAGCAAAGATGAGGGAGGATCTTTTTGATTGCCTCTTCAGTCATTGTATCAGTCTGAACTGTTCTATTATCTATTATATCACATCATTTCATGAATGTGTGTTGATGGGCGTTCCCCCATCTTCGCTTTCTTATCTCTGTCCAGCTCATACAACTTATTCATCATCTTTTGCTTCTTTTCAATGTCGTCAAGTTTCTTTTGAACGTCTTTAATTTCAGACTCAATCGATCTGTCGGTCATTTAAATTTTAAAATGCTTCTCTCAAACCTCCCCACAAAAGAAGAGTACAGTAGGTTGTTGATTTGAGTAGAAGTATTTATACTTTTACTTTACTGTACCTGGGTGACCATCAACAGTATACCATCCAGTTGCAATATATTTAGTTTGAGTTTCACTGATAACTCCTTTATGTGTGTGAGTAAAAAATGCTGGCCAAATGACTAATCTTCCTTCCTTTGCCTCAAGAGTTTTATCATAAGAACTAAAATATGTTCCACCTTCATCAGTAACAGTATTCAAATATATCATCCATGCCATCACCCTGTGTGAAGTAGCTATGTTGCAATTTTCGCAATGTAAGGCATGATAACCATCACCTGGATCATATTTCTGTATATTATATTGATCATAAACATTCCAAGGATCGATGAGATCTACACTAGGGTATGATTCACGATAAGAACGGGTATGTTTAATTAAAGCATCTCTAATAATTATATCTACAAAGGTATTATTAGTGAATAGAGTTTTATAAGGATCTAGTTCCCAATCACACTTAACTTCTGTATCTACTTTACCAGTACCATCTTCATACATAACTGTTCCTCTTCTTTTTGAATGAGGAAATTCAGTTTCAAACCATTTAATTATCTCTTTGCAATTATAAGAAGAAACTGCATTATCATATATTCCAATAAAATCAGGATTAGACATAACGAAAAATAGAAGTAGTTATATAATTATTAGTCTTTAGATGCTGCTTTTTTCTTTTTGTCGTCCTGCTTTTTCAAGTAACTCTTAAGTTGCTTTAACTTAATTTTACGCATCATATCAGAACGCTTGCTGATATGTGGAGGATTAGTTTTTTCAATCGCTTTGATTGCCATATCACCAATACCTTCATCAACTTGAAGTTCTTCTTTCTTCATATTGCTTGCTAAATTCTTTTCTGCTTTATCCTTTCTTTTTGCTTTAGCAGCTTTGATTTTATCAACCTCTCTAAAGTATGCAGCTTGCTCAGGATTTTCTCTTCTATTCTTTTCTCTTGCTTGATCTTCTCTATACTTCTTAGCACGAGCGTATCCAGAAGCACTGATCTTTTCATCAACCAGTTCTGACTCTTCACTGACTGCTTTCTTAACTTTACCAGCAAACTTAACAGTACCACTAACACCTTTCTTAAATCCTTTTGCGAATTCCTTCACACGCTTCTCTGGTACTTTACCTGCTGCTCTTGCCTTGTTGTGTCTCTCAACACCCTTCTTAACAGCATCACCCACTCTACCTAACAATCCTTTCTTAGAAGTTGGTTTTGCTGGTTGAGTTTTCTTAGCAGTTTTAACTGCCTTCTCTACCTTCTTAACTGTTGCTGCTTTCTTCTTAGGTGCTGCTTTTGGTTTCCTTACAGTAACCTTAGCAACTGCTTTCTTCTTAGCAGTTTTGCCTTCTGGTGCTTCTTCATCACCATAATTACGTTTGGCAGCAGCAGTGTTAGCATACTCACCTTTACCTGCTTTCTTTCTTGCTGCATCACCAGCATCAACCTTTGCCTTTACCTTCTCATATGAAGGTGCTTTAGCAGTTGCTTTTCTTGCTGACCTCTCTTCATTAAGTTCTTCAATAGGATCAATAACAAAATCTACAAAATCTTCTAGTCCAACTTCATCGATGATCTGATCAAGACCCTCCTCATTGATACCTTCTGAAAAGAAATATTCAGAAGCAATTTCTACAGCAGAATCAATCCACTCTTCAGTTAGATCAACACTTTCGTTTGCGAATGCTTTTTTCATTTTAGCTAATGCGTCTCCTTGTAAATGTGGGGGTAATTTGGATTCTCTTTTCTTGTCTGCTTTCTTTTTAGCATCACCAAGTTTACTATGTTCTATTTCTGGTTGCCATCCTTTTCCTTCTTCCACTTTTGCACCTCTTACTTTTTTCTCACCACGTTTAGACCAATGAACACCCTTTCTTAATTGAGATTGTCCTCCTTGGTTCCAACCAACCTTACCAAATTTACGTTCGTTACGATCCTTTTCTTTTCCAGCACTACTCATTACACCGTGCTTTACGGTATCAACTTTTGCTTCATCTACAACTTCTTCTTTAGTCACAGTTGCTTTACCACCTTTACCCTTAATACTATCAGCAAACTTTTTAGCATCCTTCTCATCCTTATATGAGAACTGAGATGGTTTACCTTCTTCACCCTTATCCTTAGCAAGGACTCTATACGCTTCTTTTCTCAAACCTAAACGACCCAAGAGAGATTTTTTCTTAGGTGTAGACTTTTTATATCCATGACGTTTAGCATAATCCATATATGATTCACCCGACTTTCTCTTTTTAGGATCAGATTTTGGTTTAGATGCAGCAGCACGGTCTTCACGAGCACGTTGATTTGCACCAGGACCACCCAACTTCTTATCCTTCTCTGGATCAGGATGCCAATGGTCACCCCTTTCATTGATAGTCGATTTCATGTTATCCATAATGGTATGATGGTTTGTTGGTTTTACCTAGTTTTCCTTTTCTAACTTTTGTTCCAGAAGTTTCTCCCTGTCCAGAAGGATTTTTTCCTGGTTTTGCCTTGCCTACGTTTATAGACTTGGATGGTTTCTTTGATTCAGTATCATGCAATCTAGCAGGTTTACCTGATTTTTTTGTGATTACTGATTCCTGTCCATGCTTGCGACCCAATCGTCGCATAACTTTACCGAATCTACGCTTACTCATTCCCTTACCTGGAGAGGTTTGGTATGAGACTTCACGTCCAGTTCCTTCACCTGATGAATATTTATATTCTCCGACTCCTTTCTTGTAACCAATACCCTTTTTCTTGAGATCTTTCTCAAGGTTTTTCCTACCCGATCTGTTTTTCTTTTCATCGGTTCCCCGATCAGCAGAAATATTTCCAGTAGTTTTAGACTTTGCTTTTGAAAGCATCCTTGAAGTAGGATTACCTTCAACCAAGTTTATGAAATCTTTGTAATACATAACTTTCAGATTATCTTTTAGTGCCATTTTATTAGCAGTTTTATGCATGACTTCCTTATCACGTTTGCCGTATAACTTAGACCAACGTCTTTTACCCTTCATCATACCTCTAATGTATTTCTTAGCGGTTTGATTAATTGCGGGTGGAATATCAGACTTAAAACCTTCAGCCATTTAACCGCCTACTACTTGTACTTCTTCTACGATAACTACATTTGTTGCAGCAGTAATCTTAACAGCACGTAGAATTCTTGCCTTAGGACCAGATGCCCAAGTATAATCAGCACTTGCTGAAGAAGAATCTACATCAGTAGTTAGTACATTAGTAGTTGAGATTGCAGTAATCTTTTTACCAACAGTACCAGCAGATAAGAAATTGGAATCGATGCCAGGAGAAGTGCTGTCATCTACAACTGCAATATAATCTCCCACAGAAAATGGATGATTAGCAGAGGTATCATACAAATGCTCACCAACCCAATAGTCAGCAGTTGCATCATCAACTCCTTTAACTATTTTTGCTTGACCAGGCTTACCACCCTTGATAAGAATGAATTCGTTTTGAACTAGAGTTATTGCAGCACCACCATTAAAAGAAACAGTAGCAGCACCTGCTGTAGAACCAACTCTATAATATCCTGTTTGTACCGTTTGATATTCAGAAGCACCAGCGGCTACCGAATTAGTACTTAATACATTGAGAACTGTCATGTTTTGTTATTTCGTGTCAGTAGTATTTATCTCCTTTTGTTTCTTTAACATTTTCTGGAGATCAGCAGTGCTACCAATGAACATAGTATTGTTTACAGTAGATGGTGAATTCTTTTTATCTTCAGCATCTAACTCCTTCATTTTCTTTTGTAAGTCAATGAGTTTGTCAGCAGTATCTGCTACACTTTTAATTGTCGTCGCAGCAACCTCATAAGCTCTTGGATGATCGCTTGCTCTCGCAACGTCAAGTATTCCATCTACTGCCTCCTGTCCTTTCATCACTAACATATGTAACGCAGCACGAGAAGTCTCATAGTCTTGCTTTACATCACCTTCTTCAGATTTTTTTAATTGGGGTTTCACCTTCTCAACATGTTTCTGAAGTTCAGAAGGTTCTGCTCCAAAAGCATTATCGAGACCATCAAAAGGATTTGTCATGTTATTGTCTCGTCAGCACCACTTGTAGGATTACGTTTCTTCATATCTGTAAAGTCTTCATCAACAACACCGAATCCAAAATCATCATCAGCATCTGCTGAAATAGGATCTGGTTGAATTGTATAACGAACTTCTCTTGGTGCAGAAGTTGTGTTTGTATCTGTATAGTAATCTGTAATAACTTTTTTGATAGTCTTGGAATCTGTAATAGGACCGTATAGATAAGTTTTTACAGTAAATTGTAGAGTGTAAATAATTGCTCTACGAGTCTGGAAATTATTTTCGTAATCATCTTGATAGTCAACACTGTTTAAAACAACAGGAACATCCTTTGTTTCATTTACATCAGGAAC